AAATTTACGGCACCATCCGTTAAAAACAGTTACGCCGTTGTTTACGTCCGCCAGAGAACTGACGTAATGGAACTCACCGCCGCCTGAAAGCTCGCTGCTGGACGCGGCCCAGCCATCATGGTAGCCGAGCAATAAAACGCGGTCGCCGTCTTCACCGGCCAGCGCTGCCAGAGCTGCTGCGCTACGAACCTGGCCTAGTAGTTTAAAGCCGTCGCCTGAACCCAGGTTTGAGCGAAGAGCCGCATCACCAATATTCGACCATTTCCCCGTTGGGTTTTCAGCCGACCACACACCACCATCATTCTCTGGAGAATCTCCGGTAATGACGTGCTCAAGCTCTCCAAGGTATTTGTACCAGGAGCCATTGTAGTAAACGATTTGCTGGCGATTATCGACCGTGAGGCCAGTCGCCCAGTTTCCCAGCTCCTGCCAGCCAATGGCACCTACCGCCTGTTCGCCACGTCCCGTGATATACGTGATGAAGCGATTGAAGGCCATCTCCATGCCGTACCAGGTGCGGCGAAGTACAGCGAAACGATCCGGCAATGACTCTGATTCCCGGCCATTGACTAACTTATCCAGATTGGTTGCGTTCTTCAGCAATACCTGTGGTGATGTCGAGCCAAGCTTTTCGTTGTCGGCCATACATTGTGCTCCAAAAATGAAAAACCCGCCGAATGAGGCGGGTGAATGGGTGCTTTTTAAAAAGTTAAGCGACGTCGCCGGGGTAGGTAGCGTCGTCGTAGCTGTAGAAAATTTCTTTGTATTCCGGGGCGGTGACCTGGCAGGTGCAGTCATCAGACGGGACTATTTCCTGAACGATACCGTGCCGGGCCCCCTTCTCACTGTCACAAAATAACAGGCGCGGTAATTCAACATCCGGGTCATCCATTGTCCAGTCTTCCGGGTGTAGGTCGTCGTTGTACGGTATAGTAAGGGTGAAGTCATCGACACGTGTCGGCGTTAGCAGACGAGTCGACGGCCGTCCCCCCTGAAACTGAATCCAGCAGCGCGGATTAGCATAGCTCCAGTCAAGAAGCTCAGTGACTGTTAACGTGATAACTTCATCATTGAATGTTACGCCTTCTATCAGACAGCTGATTGTTTTACCCGTCGGAATATCATCAGAAAGAATGATGTGATCACCAAACTGGTAACACCAGCCAAGAAGCTCAGTTGTGCATTCATAGGTCCTGCGCTGATGCAGATATTTCATGAGCCTGCGCATGCCTATTCGGTATGCACGATCTGCTGTCATTACAATGCCCAGTGAGTACGACTCCACTTTGCGAGGCACAGGATTATCAGTCGTCCGGCACTGAACGATCTCTTCTGCCCAGGTAACCGGATTAATATATGTGACGTCAACACCGTCATAATCATCATCAGAAGGGGCCCTGAATGAGGTCTTCATTTCCTCTACCGTATCCTGGGGGGTAATGATCCCGGTCCAGCTTTTGATACCTTCTCGCCCGGCAGATAAGAGCCCGTCTGACAGCAAAAAGTAACTCATGCCTGCTTCGGTGATTTTGTCGAAAATATCTTTCGCTGAAGCACTGTCGCTACTTGCCTCATAGTCAAAATATTCTCCCCTTGGCGTCCACCAGGCAGTTTCAAGAGCATTTATCGCAGAGGTGTCAATCTGGTTTGCGTTAAAACCCAGACTGCCGGCTACATGACGAAATGCGCCGCTAATGGTTCTGTTTCCCCCTCCGTCATATTCGCGGGTAGCGACCACGCTGACGCGCCTGTCAGACTGTGCCGCCAGCTTCCCCCCGGTTTCAACGGTAATTGCCCAGGTTGTTACACCTGAGTAGGATATGGGTCTTGCCGGAAGCCTCCCTCTTAAAGCCTGCCAGTACATATTGTCGCGCGCGTTATTGCTGCCCTGCTCGTTCCGGCGACGGCAGCGCACTTCGACCAGGCCGGGAGAGTCTAGCGAAAATCTTTCTGTGTAACCCAGCCCATTAATGTTTTTGAGCGCATATTCGCCCTGCTTGCTGATCCACCCGGAGCCGGTGCCATAAACCCGATACTGAATCTCCCACTCAACATGCCGGATGCGTTTCTTGCCCTTGTTATCAAAACCGCAGATGCCGTTAGGAAAGGAGAAATTCACCTCAAAGGCGTCCACAACTTCATTTTCAGGACAGGCAAGAAACGGTCCCAGCCAGCTCAGCGTGTCGTTAAGCCCCGTGGCTTCATAGTCAATCATCGTCCGCGCTGAAAAACCTGGCCAGGAGGCATCAACCGCACCATTAACCAGACGCGCAACGGTAGCCGTTGTGCCATCAGTTGAAATTATCTGGTACTCATTCCCCCTATGAGAGAGAGAAAGACGCTGGGTACCTTCCGGCATCCCCGAAAAAGGCTTACCCATAGCGCTGTTATACGCTAATGTGACGTTTGCGGTGATAGCTGCACTACCGCCGGTTGATTCACTGCCGGCGGTATAAACAGGCGCATCGCCAAAGACCGCTACCGGGAGCGAGGATGAAGTGATTTCTCCACCCGCAAACGGGCTTGTCTCTTCAGCGATTAGTACCGTTCCGCCATTATCCTGCGCCACCAGGCCGGAGCCGGTCAGTCCCTCAGTAATTGCAGCCAGAAGGCCGGACATATTCACATAATCAGCAACAAGAGAGACGGTATAAGTTGTTCCGTGCCAGGTCACCGTAAACGTTGTGCTGCCCAGCGAGAAATCGTAAGTTGTCGGTGCCGCGCTGGACTGAATTTTAGCCGCACTGCCGCCCTCTCCCGGAACGGCATCCTGCCCCGGCGTAAAGGCTGCAATAAAGAGATCGTAATCAACGCTGTTAAAACTCAGCGTTACCGGCATCCCAACTACCGGCGCAACTTCAGTCAGGAGCTTGCTGGCAAATACGCTGTAACCTGACGAGGTGGAGATAAGGAAGTTGGTGGGGGCTTTAATCTCAACTATAGTTCCTGCGACCCAACTTGCAGGCAGAGAGTTGTCATCCTCGTCGTCATCGTCACCATCATCCGTGTCCAGCCCTGTGAACGTTACGGATGCACCAGAAACAGTCATGCTGTCAGCAATAATATCGTCGGAATCAGGCGACGTCTGGGCCATATCAAGCCCTGTTCCGCTTGATGTTCCGCCGACTTCTGTCGAGTTGAACCAGTTTTCGCTTCGCGAATCAGAAGATACGTCCTCTCCTGGCTGGTACACCTTATCGCTGAAACCATCACCCAGCGAGGCTGCCGGGGTTTCTCCAATCCGTTTATCTCCCCCCGTAAACGAAAACTTTCCCTGCCCGACACAGAGAAACATTTCGACCGTCATTCGCGTTGGATCATTCGGGTCAAAACGGGTAACCGGCTGAACCAGATAATCAGGATAGATGCGGCATCGACCAAACACCTCACGTATCGGGTCTCCAAGTTTCGCCGTGTTAGCTTTTGCAGGGTTTAGCTCCAGCGAACGACCGCTACCCGATGAATAACCACCGAGGTCGACTTTCGGCCCGAAGAACAAAGAGTAGACAGCACTGGCAGCTGATATCGCAACAGAAACCCAGACGGCAATTTCCAGCCCGGTTCCATAGGGAACAGGATAAATTCTGACATCACTGTCCGGGCTCAACTGGCAAAGCGGCCACTCATCGGGAGGAAGTGTGCGACCATTTAATTCAACGGCAACTGGCTGCGATCTGTCCTGGCTGTACCCTGGAACATTTCTGACCATCCATTGATGCAGTGTAATATTGCCGTGCTCATGAGTTTCAAGCGGTTCTCCGGGGAGCCGGGAAGGGTAAATTCTTATCGTCATTGCCAGAACTCCACACGGTTAAACCGACGGACAAATCGCGGAAGAGGTAGAAAGGTGACATTGGTTCCCGGATTACATTCGGCAACCTGCAACTGGCCATCCAGTAAAACGACGATACCAACATGCGCCACGGTTGATCCGGAATAACAAGCGACCCCGGCCCCGACACAAGGCTCACAGCGTGTGAGGGATTTCATAAACTTCCTGGCCTCACGATCGAGCCCTCCCTCATCTTTCGTCACGCCGGAAAAATCCGGCCATAACGGGAGAAGGAGATCGCCGCGGATTTCATTGATAATGCCGAAACAGTCGAGCTCAGGATAAACGCGCCCGCCCTTCAGCCATTTGACCGAAAGGTATTTATCAGAATGGAACATGTGAATACCTCAGGAAGACATGTAACGAAGACCGGGATGTTCAGCCAGGTTATAACGATTACGCGGCCAGGCTGTTTTAAGGATGTTCATATATCCGGCAGTTACCTGCACCGCAGTTGCCGTCCACGATCCGGATTTCACATCAAGGGTGTAAGGCGATGCCGCAGGTGCAGATAAATCAGAGGAGATATACCGCCGAAAAGTCAGTGTTGCCGATTTCATTTCGTCCAGAATTCTGTCAATCGCATCAGATACCACACCGTCAACATTACTGATGGCAAATTTCAGGTCTTGTGTGCCGTCAGCATTCCTTGCAGGTAATGCAATATCGATAGCGCACCCCTCAAAAGTTGCCTGCTGCCCGTTTTCTAATGTGACAGTGATATTGTCCCACCCACGGGTAAGCCAGTAGTTCTGATCACCCGCCGTGATCTGCAACGTGTCGTGAATGACTTCGGAGCCGCTACTGGCATAAAGTTGCTCAAGAATCGTCATGCTTTGGCCATTCCTTATTCAGTGCAATATCGAGCAATGACTGGCCAGCGAGCCATTCCGGATAATTGCCCCACCCGGCAGGCGGTAACGGACGTTCCCACAACTCCAGCGTTGCGCTGTACTGCCAGTATTTCGGTGCAACGAGTGTCGGCCCTTCGTAAATATCCACGAACCTGGCTTTGTAGGGCTTTACCCCGATCGGGGTCTGGAGCCTCAGATAGAACCAGGACTGTCCGTCTTTCAGTGCGTCCCGGAAAAAGGCCTCAAACACCTGCGCCAGCGCATCAGTCTGAAAAATCCATTTCACTGATGCCTGAGTGGGTGTTGAGGTGTATCGCCGCCGCTGCCTTGCGCGACCGGACGTCATTTCCGTTCGCAGTAAAGGTGATATGGGCTTAAAACCGTACCCGTCCATAAGTGGCATGGGCAGGTACTCATCCGGATAGATAATATCCGCCATTAACTTTCCCTCCGGGCAGTCTATCTTGGTTTTTTGGGCTGTAGATTGGAGTAGATGGCGCGTCCGAATTTCTTCTGGGGGTTATTTACTTCAGCAGTGAGTGTGTTGATGATGCGTCGTTCCAGTGCAGCATTCCTTCGATCTACTGCCAGCATTGTTGCGTCGTCAGGTTGCCCGCTAAACGTGCTACGGGCATCAACACTGACCGCGATTCGTGGTTGCGCCTCAATCTGCCTTGCAGCATCCTGGACTGCCGGTGACTCACGTCCAACCGCACGAACCCCCAGCGAACCATCAGCGCCACGGGTCAGCGGCATAATCGCTTCGGGGCCCGCTTCACCGAACACGCCCGCTCCTTTCGCGAAAGCAAAGTACTGCGGAGTGCTGTATACACCGCCGCTGTATGCGGAAAGTGAAGGTGAATCGTAGCCACCCCCCAGAGCATTAAACGAAAGATTAGCACCAGCGCTCTGAATGGCCGTCCCGGTGCTACCACCTCCCCCACCTCCGCCAAGAAGACTTCCGAACATTCCACCAGCC